GTTGAAACGATGAGGTTTGTAACAGATATTCTGAAAAATTAATATATGACAACACAAAAGAACTTCAAACCAAACTCAAGAAATATATCGTATATTAATAGAGACTTTTCTGACTACAAAAAGTCTCTCATTGATTTTTCGAAATACTATTTCCCAAACACGAACAAAGATTTTGGACAAGGTTCTGTTGGATTACTATACATTGAACAAATGGCTTACGTGGGTGATGTAACGGCATTTTATTCGGATACTCATTTTCAAGAAAGTCTACTGACGATGGCGGCTCAGAGAAAAAATATTGTAAATAGAGCAAAGTCAGAAGGATATAAAATCCGTCCAACGACCCCTTCTCAGGTTAAATTGGACGTGTATCAATTAATTCCAAGTATAAACGTGAACGGAAACATGACACCGGATTATAAATACTGTCAGTCAATAAAGGAGGGAATGACATTATCGACTTCGAGTGGGATTCAGTTTATAACGATAGAACCATTGGATTTTTCCGTAAATACTGCAAGTTCCCCGACCGAAGTAACTTCCTATCAACGAGATCAAAACGGATTAGTTCAAAATTACATCTTGAAAAAACAAGTGTCTGCGATATCTGCTACACGTAAGACTAAGTCGGTATTGGTCGGTTCATCAGTTCCGTTCTATAAAATAGTTCTAGAAGAACAGGATGTTATATCAATTGAAACCATAATAGACAGCGACAACAATAAATGGTATGAAGTAGAACATTTAGGCGATGATACCGTTCCCGTATCGATAAAAAACAATCCATATTCCAATCAGACATCGACCGACGATAGTCAATACGTGCCATACATATTAAAATACTTAAGAACTTCTAATAAGTTTACAACATCGGTAGATGAAAACAACATAACTACGATAACATTCGGATCTGGGACGGATGAGTTGTTTGATGAAGAAATAATCCCATCCCCATCAAACATCGCGTCATATTCCAACGTTTCTTACATAAATTCAAACAATCTACTCAGGAACGCTAGCTACGGAAAGGCACCGAGAAATACGACTCTTGTAATCACCTACTTATGTGGGGGAGGAGTTCAGAGCAATGTTCAATCAAATTCTATAATCAATGTAAATTATATAGAATTCGACGAAGACTTGACCGATGTTAATCCAGATGAAACGACTATAATACAGTCAGTCAGAAATTCGATACGCGTTAATAATCCAGAACCCGCTGTCGGAGGTGATGGACCAGAATCGGATGAATCGATTAGACAAAATGCAATCGCATCAAAATCCGCTCAAAATAGAGCGATTACGGCTGAAGATTATAGATTAAGAGTGTATAGTATGCCACCAAAATTCGGAACAATTCCGAAGACGTATGTCGAGAAATCAAAAAATAAGGGAAAATCTGATGTGGACGTCTACGTTCTTTCATATGATTCAAATAAAAATTTATGTGCTCCCACACAAACATTGATAAAGAACATAAAAACTTATTTAAACCAATACAGAGGTGTTACAGACGACGTTAACATATTGACAGGAAATATAATAAATATAGGAATAAATTTCAAGATAACAACCACAAACGGATATTCTAGAAAAGAAGTTTTATCTAACTCTATTCAAACCGTAAAAGACTTCTTTTCGATAGACAATTTCCAATTTAACCAGTCTATAAACATAAGTCAATTGGAATTGGAAATAGCGAAGGTGGATGGAGTTGAGTCTGTTTCCGAAGTGACTGTAACGAATTTGACTAATAAAAACGGAAATTATTCTGTGTGTGAATATGACATAAAAAACGCTACAAGAAACAACATAATATACCCATCATTGGACCCATCCATATTTGAAGTAAAATATCCATCTAAAGACATAAAAGGATTCTGTATATAACATGCATATAAAATTTTTACCAAAGAAAACGTCGTTCATTAACTCACAACCTCCATTGAGAACCAGAAACATGGGTGCGGACGAGGTAATAGAGATAGAAAAGCTGGTCGACGATAACGGAGATATAACAATTTCAAGAGGATTATTATACTTCGATCACATTGAAGTGTCAAAATCACTATCTGACAGGTCCATATCACTTAATGTAGTTACCGCTAGTATAATATTAAAAAACGTAGAAACCCGTGGGATATCATCCGAATATAAAATTGACGCGTTTCAAGTGTCCGGTAATTGGGACAGGGGAAACGGAAGAAAATACGATGACAATGAATATACCTATGCAGGGGTTACATGGCTACTTAAAAACAACCAAATATCCGGTAGCTGGACTCAGTTGGGTGGAGATATGTATCCGACCTCATGTTCACAAAATTTCACCAATAATCACACCGATATAAAAATGGACATAACCCAATTCCTATCATCATGGATGTCGGGAGATATAAAAAATGATGGAATCCTCTTAAAACTTTCGGACGAATCGTCTTCGGTTGACTACGGAAAAATAAGGTTTTTCAGTGAAAACACAAATACAATATACTACCCATATTTAGACATTATGTGGGACGGATCAACAAAAGCGTCCGGTTCTGCGACAGGTAGCTATCTTCCTTCTTCTGATTTATCAACTCAGAGAACTATTATAATAGAGAACGTTGAACCTTCATATAATTCAAATGAAGAAGTTAGATTCAACGTTTTCGCAAGAAACACATATATAAAAAAGACATTTCAGAAATGGCCCCAATATAATTACCCATATCATGATTATTATGATAAACATTTTCTTCCAGACAATTCTTATTACTCAATAATAGACAACTTGACTGGAGAAGCAGTAATTGAATTTGATTCTGGAACAAAGATAAGTTCCGATTCATCTGGTAGCTTTTTTGTGTGTAATATGAATTTTCCGGTCAATAGAAGTTATAGAATGTTAATAAAAACGGTTGAAAATGGGATTGTCAATATTTATAATAATACTCCCCCATTTTTAATAGAATAACATGAACTCCTATAACACACTCGAAGCAGATCTAGTGAAAACAGCTACTCCGGAATCAGACGTTTATATAAACGAAGCCGGTATGCTTCCAATCGACGTTAATTCAATTAATCCAATTTCGGTAAAAGTTATTATGACGGTAGTTACCTCCACTGCCGATTCGATCAACTCAATTTTCTCGGAACTAACAATTCGAGAAACATCCATTGCAGATGCACAAACAAACTCCACATTGTCGGACACACCGGAGGAAGAATCGAATGTCGTAGAAAACGAAACCCTTTTGATGGACAAAACAATGACCAGAGATGCTATTGTAGATTTAAGAATACGGTTAAACGAAGGGACAAAAGAATCCGATTTCTCTTTGCAATTTCCGTATGAAAGAATATGAACATTTTTACATCATCCAACACACCATCACTAACTAAGTCCGTTCCTATGGATTTATATCAGGCAAACCAATCACCAATAATTGGTGAATCATACAATAGGTTTGGTGATTATAAAAACAACGTCATAGAATTCTCCGTATACGACGAGAATAACCAACCCCTTCATTGGGAAATACAGGATTCTATGGGAAAAACGAGTGTCTTTTATAGAGAATACTTTAACTTGTCCAATAAAAAGATAAGTTATTCATATGAAAGATATTACGGGAATATACAAAACGAAGTTTTAGATAATTACACACAAAATATAATTTACCCAATTTCACAGGATCTTTCTAGGAATGGGTTCACAGACGGCTCTTTTTACATTAATTACCAACCAGTTACAAATGTTGTTGGAGACAGCGTAAATAAAATAGTTATAGAAGAAATATCACCATCCGGAACGGAATTGAGAGTAGTCTGTAATAATGAATCAATAAAACCGGATTTCATTGGATTTGCAAAAAACCAACAACGAATAAAGTATTCTATTCAAGCTATACTCAAGTTAATTCAAACGACTAGTATATATCCATATTTTTCTACATCAAATGCATCCGAATTATCGAACACAAAGACTGATTATGCATTTAGTAACGACATTGAAGTTTTCTTTTTTATAAATGATATACTTTATGGATATTCCGCTGGGAAAAACCGTTCAAATGGTCTCGTCGCAGATTCCACTTTATATGGTTTATATTATATAATAGAAAATTATTTATACGAAAACTACGAAATTTTCCAATCAATAGACGCAATACGCGATAAATGTATAGAGTTTTCCAGACAGTTGATTGAATCCGAGTTATCGAAAAAGTCGTCTTCAAGGAACTACTCACTATTCAATAAAATATTCAATGATTATTTTTATTACATATTCACCAATGTTGCTTCAACCGACACTTTCGTAAATTTTGAGCCTATAAAAACCGTTATCAACTTAGGTAATGGGGTGATGATTCCTATAATGAATATGGTGGAATCGAATATATCTAACATCACGTCTCTTCTTCTTAAAATAGAACAGAAAGACTTCAGACTTGAAGTTGGTACCAATTTTTATATCAGTAAAATAACATTCAATGGTATATACCAAAAATCTTTTGTATACTCCGGAACACAACTGACCACTAAGAAGTTGAAGGGGGCAAACTTTTCAAATATAGAAATAAAATCATATTCGGAAGATGACATAACACTTGACCAAAACGATACAAAGAATTATTCCGGAACAGATTACAGATATTTTGAAAATTTTGTAAAATATTCATCCATTTCATCTAGAATTGATGTTTATAAATCTAAATTTACCGAAATATCCACGTTAGAGAGTGAATTGGAAGCACTTCAAGACACACTTAGCGAAGAATATATAAGAACTGCGTCGGACATAGAATATATAAAAAATTCATTCGATGATTATGAAAAGTTCTTATATAACAATCCGAACTGGTTAGAAATCCACGACGGGTATACAGATGGGATAAAGAATTCTACATCATACGACACTCAAAACTTAGAATCATTAGTAAACACGTCTCCGTCCCTATTAGTTGAGTCGGAAGAAAACTCGGATTATGTTACGTTCATGAACATGATCGGTCATGTGTTTGACAATATACATGTAATGATTTCCAGTTTCCCATTAAACTCTAAGATAGAACACAGTGAAGATATTTCAATGTCGAATGAAATTTTATATCAACTACTGGAGTCATCCGGTAGACTTGTGTCTGACTCGGCAATCGTAAAAAATAAAAATTATTATAGACTTTTATGGAACCGATTCATACTAGAACACCCACATATATTAAAAAAGAAAGGGACTCGCGGAAGCATAGAATCTACTATAGCTTGTTATGGAATACCTAATGGAGTTATTTCGACCAGAGAATATTCAGTAAACGTAACTTCGGATAACAGATTATACAACAATCGGGGTATTGTATTTATACCTGAGATAAAAAATCAAAATGAATATATAAAAATACCTTCTGTTGAATCCGCGAAGACTGTCCAGTTAAAATTCGCTTCAAGTAATACACCAGACAACGGAACAGTATTAAGAATAATTCAGTCGGATGATAAATGGTCATTCGGAATTATAAAAAGAAAGTCTGTGTTGGGAAGTCCTTTCTTTACTATACGTGACAGCGGAAGTATCATAAACACTATAATATTAGATGATATTCCAGTATTTGATGGTGAATTACATAATATTACTATAAGAAGAAAAAATTCGGAAATATCATCTTCTCTGGTTCCAAATGAAATAGAAATTTCGGTAGATAGAATATCTTACGGAGAAGTAACCCACAAAGTATCCGGAAGCATTTTCATATCAGGTTCTTTCTTGGATTCATTTGACTCCGGTAGTAGAGACATGTATATTGGAAATTACAGTGCTTCGGTGGGCGATATGTTTACGGGTACATTAACCGACGTAAAACTATGGAATAGATGTTTAGAAAATTCGGAAGTACTTGCGCAAAATAGATCAATCGGAAATTATTCGTCTATTGATATCAGCAACATTAGTCAAAGTTTAATGTTCGCACTGAATTTCAATTCTGCTATAAACTTATACTCGACATCATCTATAGTTTTAGTTGAAAACGTGTGTCCGTATACACATTCTATATCACACTGCTCTTTCAACAACTTTAGAAGCGGATCGCTTAGGAACTACGTGGACCCAGTGACCAACGTGAGCGGAAGCACATACTACCCATATCAATTCAAACGCGTTGATGTAACTGAACAGATGAATGTTCCGAATATAGCAACCGAATATACGAATTCAGATAAAATTCAATTCATCGATTCCGATGCAAATAAAGTATTATCACCGGATATAAGTTATGAAATTGATACACAAGACACGACAATAAAAAAATTAGGGGTTTTGTTAGTAGACAATTCAACGTCAATTGATACCTTAAAATTGGTGTCCGAAAAAGACTTTTCTGAGTTCTTTGGTGATCCAAAAAACTCTTTCCGAAACAGCTACTCGGAACTTGAGTCATTTAAGAGAGCGCACACAAATCTTCTCCCAAAATTAAAAAACACAAACATATATATAAACCACGTAAAAAACTACGTTGATCCGTCCGTATTCGATGACGTGAAAAATTTGGTGCCTGCGAAATGTAATTTAATATCCGGACTGATGATAGAAAATGGTCCGTTGGAAAAATGCAAATACAACGAAAAGAGAATAACGATTGACGAAAACAGAAGTTTCGAGAAAGCAATCCGTGTCTCTCCATTCACCCAAGCAAATAAAGAAAACAACCTTGTCACGGTAATATACGGAACCACGGGAGGATATTACGTAGAAAGATCAATATCGCCGTTTAGGTATCAAACAACGGACTCAAATATATTGGAAACATATGGAGAATTCAATTCGTTCTCCGACATTGGGGGATATTATTTTAAAGATGGCGTCGACAATTATGTTGATAGTTTCAAAGTAAAGGTAGAAAAATTGTATCCAGACAACACCATTTCAAGAAAAACTCTCATTAAAAAGAGTATAATAAAATTCCCAGATGTTACCGAATTTGATTTTAATGGAACTCTTAATGGAACGTTCTCCGGAAGTTACCTAGATATTGGAGGAGGGATGTTCTCAATTGAAGGAGCGTTTTATGGAGGGTTTTACTCCGGTAGTTCAATCATATCAAATAAATTTACCAATCCTATAACAATTACAGGAAGTTACTCCGGAATTGCACCGGTGTCCGGAACTCTGGTGACGGATTTTTCTACATTTTCCGGTAAATTTATATTGAATTCCGATTTTTATAGATGGGCGGAACAAAACGTCACGGGATTAATATTGAATGATTTTAGAAAGTCGGAAAAATCTCATAAATATAAAAAAATACAGAAGAACACTCCGTTTATAGGAAAATCAAACCTCGTAAGAATAATAAATAATAAAACAATTGGAAGAACATACACTACAAACCAACAAACATCAATGACCACTGTGGATCAAGAAAGTGGAATACCAAATGGAAGTCTTCCTTTCATATCTACCGTAGTTGATAGAGGAAGAGCAACTGTTTCATCACAAGGTAACGGAAATGTTCTTTCTGGTTGAAATAGCGAAACATTTTTAAAAAACTTTATATTTATTCAGTATCATGGCAAATTTAGACAACACATCAGTTACAGTCACCGCAATCCTAACGAAAAGAGGTCGCGAATTATTGGCACAAAACGGAGAATTGAATATAAGCTCATTCGCTCTTTCAGATGACGAAATTGATTATGACCTATATCAACCAAATCATCCACAAGGTTCTGCGTTTTACGATGCTGCTATAGTAAACACACCGGTTCTTGAACCGTTTAGTGACGAAACCCAAGATCTTAAATATAAATTAGTTACGCTAAGTTCTGGAATAACATCTATCCCTACAATAACATTGGGACAAACAAGTATATCTGTGTCAAAAAATTACAAAGGGGAAATAGTTATATCCCCATCAACCAATCCAACTTACAATACTATTCTCGGATATACTGCAATTCTCGGAAACAAAAATGCCGGAAGTATAATTGGAGAACAGTCTGTCGGTATCACTTCCGCAACAGTTCCTAGCTTTTTCGGTGACACGTCATCGACTACCGCTCAAACAGCTATCGGGTTGAAGTTCAGGTTTGTACCAAACGGAGCGTTGGTGCAATCACTCACAACTACACTAACCATAGTCGGAAACGAATCTGGTGGAAGTGTAACAATACCAGTAACAATACAAGTGGAGAATTAATTTATGCCATCCGGTTCATCAGTATTTAAAAATTTCGATTCTGGCGATATAGTAGCCGGTAGAATACAAAACGTTTCTTCCGGTGTGTGGACTTCCGGTGCTGTTTCACAATCTCTTTTCTATGTTTCAACAAATCAAATTACCAACATAGGAGACACCCAACTTGAAATAGGGAACGGGGCGTACTATTGGGACGTATACGACAAACAAAACCCAGATTCTGATACGACTTCCGAGAAATATTTCTCCATAGCATACGGTCACGCACAAGGAAGTGGTTCTGGCACATTTGATGTATCTACGACAAAATTTTTTCCAACCAAAGCAACATACACTCAATATAAAAACATATTGCTTTCTCCGGAAGACAATTCATTTAGCTTTGCGTCCGGATCTTCAAACAATCCAAGTCTTATCTCTTCTATATCATCGAATGATATTTATGTGATAAATTTTTGCTCCGCAAAGTTTAAAGAAAGACTTGATGCTGGTCAGTTTGAGATGACTATAACCGGTCCAAGCGGGTCTATAACAATAATAGATGACAGTAGAGCACAATTCTCCTCTATGGGGGTGAGAAACAAAGGGATATATAACATGGTGTCGGGTTCATTGGATTCCGGTGTTATATCGGATGATAATGGAACAATATATAACGGGATCGGGTTATTTTATCCAACCGTTGGTATAGTTGTCCTTAACCCGTCCGCTATATCGAGAATGACAGGACTTCCGTCTCCAGTAATTAGCTCAACTGACGTAGATAGCTTGGGATTAAGGTTTTCCAAAAACCAAGCAATTCTTTTATACGGTAGCGTCTCGCAAACATCTCCTTCTGGATTGGGTATATCGAAGATAATTTCAAGATCAACTGAATACATTCCTACCAGACACTATTTCGTTCGAGTAAAAAACCAAGAATTTAATTACAGTAACAACCCATCTTTCATACAAACTGGGTCGTTCTATGGTCAATTAAAGTTCCCAGAATTCTCAACCGATCCAAGAGTTTATATAACGACTGTCGGTCTTTATAATGAAAACAATGATTTGTTAGCTGTCGCTAAACTGAGTCAACCTCTCCTTAAAAGTTTCGACACAGAGGCACTGATAAAAGTTCAATTATCTTGGTAATCGAACATAGTTCAAAGAAGTAATTGAAAGTTTCTTCTTTTTTAGATATATATATCTATGTTCAAGGAAATACCAAATTCCAATACGTCGGTAAATAAAATAAATGTAAATAAAAAGTGGACCTTTTCCACTTTATCGGGAAATAGCGCAAATTACGATGGAAGTCCATTTCCAGTGTTGGATGGATTAAACATAACCGGTTCTTTTTACCCATCTCAAAGCGCATATTACACACAAACAAAAGAGCCTCTAAATTGGAATGGTAGTTATAAAAGACTTGTATATGATAGAGAAAATTTTTTGTATTACAAATATAAAAAAAATCCTCTAACTACATTTGGTGTATCTGAATATGATAAAGAAGTAAGAAACATTCACGATAGGATAACCTCGGTTAACATTCCATACTTTTTCAGAGGAGATAGAATTTTACCATCTTCTGTAAAAATTACCGACTACTCGGCGGGTGGAGGCGCGGTTCAAATAGTGGACGACGGAAACTCAAATTTAGTTCTCAGTGGATCATATGTCACGGATAAAACAGAACTATCTTCGGTGAACGACACATCGAATATTTCATATGTTGGAGGCGCAACTTACAAAGATTCAAATAATAATATAATATCTAAACAACAAGCGATAGAATTGTATAAGAGTGGTTCGGACGTATACATAGACACATCATCAGCAATTTACGTTGAAACCGATCCACAAAAATCGTTTTACGATCCACAGAAAGAAAGATTTGGTTATGCAATAGCTTCCTACGGAGAATATCTCTTGGCTAGCAGCGTAATGGAAAAACCACCGATATCAACGTCATGTAACGATTCTGGTCAAGAAATAACAGGTGGTGGTCCAATATATGTATCGCTCGCAACTGCATCTTTCTCAGTAAACGGAGATGTATACACCGTTCATTATTCGTTCTCTGGGACTCAGGATTCCTCTAATTTTTCCGCCGTTGACGTAAACACATCTTCCATATTTTATACAGACGGCGTGGGGGTGAACATTGTTGGGTCGTCTTCCTTTACTATGGTGGAGGGAAGCACGTATACACTCAGATTAAGACATTTTCCTACCGGAGTTGTTGGAGGAGCATCCGAGACACAGACTATAAGCTACACATATACAAGTGGAAGTTATTGTTCGGATGGGTTAACAACAGAATCCGGAAGTAAAAATGGGATATGTTCTTTATTCAAACAACGCGGTTCTGGTATGTCTCCAATAAAAGTGTTCAGATCACCATTTCAGCGTTCAATATTGGCAAACACATATTCGTATGAAGGAAATTTCATACAAACGGAATTTGGTGATTTTATATTATATGAAAATGAAGGAGACCTGATTTCTTCTGGTAAAGGGTGGTCAGAACTTAACGACAACTTCGGATATGCACTGGACATTAATGGCGAAAACTGCGCTATTTCTTCTATCAACGCCAAGAACTGCGTATTTAACACATCATCGTATGGTTTGATATTCTGCTACCAAAAAAACAAGGGTGGAGATGACAATTGGGGAATAATAAACGTATTGGAAGGAGAGGGACCAACGGACGATTTTGGTAATTCTATATCGATATCTGAAAATTATATGGCTGTCGGTGCACCAGGATACTCAAGTGGTAGCGGTGCTGTATATGTGTTTAAATTAAAAACTTACTGTGGAACCGATTCTGAAGATGGTACTCCAACAGCGTCGTTTGAATCTATTAGACTATTATCTGATGCAACTGGTTCTATATTAATAGGCACTGGTTCTTCCGGTTCATTTAGTCTAGCTGCTTCTCCTCTGATAAGAAATTTCTGGCAACCACTATATAACAAATCCCTCTGCCTTAGTAAAAGTATTGCTGGTGACGGAACTATTGTATATAATGTTGGTAGCGGATCTATGTGGAACGGATGGCTTGATCGTGGTAGAGAAGTGTTTACCGAATACTCCACCGTCCCAACGTTTGTGTCGGGTAGTAATACATGGATGTTGGATACGATAATAACCGGTCCTTCCGGTAGTAGATTTGGTGCAGATGTAAAAATAAGCCCAACCAGTATGGTAATTGGACACGACTTAATAAAACCATCTTCATCGGCTTGGTTTTACGTAAATAGCCAATCGCTGTCCGGTAGTAGAACTATAGATAATTGGTCTATTTTTTCAACATTGAATAGGGAAGACGCCGATTCTATAGAAAACTATTCACTTGGATTAAATATAAAAGGTGTAAACTCTGGTTTTGGAAATTCGGTGTCCATGAACGGAGAATATGTTTGTGTAGGATGTCCGTATGATAGATTGATAGGAAGCGGAAATTCGGAATATATAATTGGGTCCGCCACTATATATAAATATTCCACCGAGAAAGATTCGTGTGGAACCCAATCCTTGGATATAAGACCGATACAGAAAATATATCCATCTGATTTTTACAAATCTTACATAGCATATGGATTCTCATGTGACATGAAGTATAACAAGTTGATAATCGGTGCTCCGAAAAAGAATCCATTTAGTAAAGTATACTTGGATTTTAACTCAAGTGGAAGTATAACGGTTATCAATCCAACGTCATCTGTATATGATTCATATTTAGGAGAAGCATACGTATATTCCCTTGATAAACAATCAAATCAATTTGATTTAATTGAAGTGGTGGCAAAAAAATCGGAATCCATAACACCGGACAAAGTATACGGGTTCTCGGTCGCCATAGAACGAGACAAGTTCTTCGTTGGAAGTCCGGTATTCAGTGCATATAATACGTCATCCGTTTATTACAATCAAACATCTGCGTCCAGTAACTTATTCTTAACAAACTCTTCAAGTTGGTCCAATATTTCCGGACAAAGAATGAGTGGTTCAGTCTATCAATACAATTACAACCTAGTCGATCAGACTTATATAGGGAACGTATTCTATACTACCGGTACGTTAATAATAACAAATACATCTTCATTATACTCCAACTTATTAAAAGGAAGTGGTTCATCTGGGTTCTCGGTTGAGTATATCGGTCAACATTCGATTTATGAGCATGAATATATTGTGTCTATAAATCCAAACGAATTCAATGTAAGTACAAATCCATCGTCTTTGGTTGACAGTAAAATACCATACGATGTTAATCAAGACGGATTTTTTGACTTCAACGACTTAAATATACTATTGAAATATCTAAATGGAGATGAAATAGAAAAATCAAGTGAACTTGAACACTCATACCTGAAACTGGAACAGAACGGATCGTGGTGGGCGGATGGTTTATTATTAACCGAAGCGGGTGACGCCATAATTGCAAAAACACTTGTATCCAATGCATCGGAGGATAAAAGTCGTCTCACCAAAGAAAGATATGACTACATAAAAGACAATCTGGTTTCGACTGGGTTATTAAATATAGATTTGAACTTTAGTCAGTCAGAACCACTTCCGACCGGTATAATAGATGAAAGAGAAGCCAAGATTTTATGGCGATACTGGTTGGGTAAATTAACTCCTGAATATATATCAGAAAACGTAGATGACTCATCTTCTAGGATATATATGGAAGAAATAATCAATTTCTTGAATATAATGACAGGTAGAGTCAGACCTTATCCGTCAAAAAAGCAGATCGGAGCATCAAACTTGGCATATTCAGTTAACAATGGAGGTATAATAAATCCACATTTCAAAGATTATATCCAAAGTTCATCTCTTGATTTATCTGGATCTTATTTAAGCACTTATATAACCAGTGTTGGTTTATATTCAGGTGGAGATTTGGTTGTGGTAGGAAAATTAGGAACACCTATAAAAAATATATTAACCCATCCTATAAACATATCAATTAAATTTGACGCTTTCTAAATAATTTTTATATTTATTTATAC